GCTGTAGGTGCTGAAAGTGTTGCTGCAACCTGCTTAGCAACTGAGTTTAACTCAACTGCTGTGAAGTTTGGAACAACTGCTTCAAGAGCATCTACTGCACGAACATCTGTGAAGTAAAGGTTTGTTAAACCTTCTGTAAGGTCATCTGTATCAGAATCTGCTACACCGTTTTCTGCGGTAATAGTAAGTCCTGCACCTGTACCTGAGATTGTGATATTTGTTAGTGAAGCACCAGTCAAAAGATCTGCTGCTGAAGACTTAGCACGAGCATCTGTGAAGTACTGTGCTGTTCCTTCTGCTACATCATCTGTATCAAGTGCATCTGCGTAGTCCTTTGCATCTTGCAGTGCTGTTGCTGCTGCTGAAGAAGCAGCACCTGCTGCATCGTAGTTAACAGCAAGTCCATCTGCATAATCTTCTGCATTTGATTGTGCTGTTGCTGCTGCACCTGCAGCATCGTATGCTGCTGAAGTTGCTGCTAGTGCTGCCGTTGAGAAGTCTGAAATATCTGCTGCATCTAGACCAGTTACAGAAATTGTTGCTCCTGTAATGTCAATGTTTGCGCCAGCGGTTAGAGTATCTTGCTTTCCTGATGCTACGCTTTCAAGATCAGCAATAATGTCTGGATTATTTTCAAGTGCTGTTGCCAATTCTTCAAGAGTGTTTAGAAGGTCTGGTGCTGCACCAACAAGATTTCCAACTGCTGTATTTGTGTAGTCATTAGCATCAGAAAGTGCTTGTGCTGCTGCAGATGTTGCTGAACCTGCTGCATCATAATTAGTAGCAAGGCTATCTGCATATGCTTGAGCATCTGTTTGTGCTTGATCTGCATAAGTCTGTGTTGCAAGAATATCTGATCCCCACTTAACAGAAGAACCTGATGCTGGAGTAAGAACGATATGAGAATCAGAATTGATTGTCATTGCTCCTGCGCCAGTGAAGTTAAGTGTATCTCCAATAGTCTTATTTGTTAATGTTTGTGTATCAGATGTACCAACAACATTTCCAGTTACACCGTGTGCTGATGTATCTGAAACGTGATCTGAAAGATCTGATGCTACTGCTCCTGCTGCGCCTGCTGCATCGTAATTGCCAGCAAGTCCATCAGCGTAGTCTTTAGCGTTTTGTTCTGCAGTATCTGCTGCACCATCTACATCAAATACGCCTGACTTAATATTTAGTTCACCAGCAACAACTTCCATCTGTGTTGATTCAACTGATGTGACAAGTGTTTCTCCACCAATAATATCAACGATGAAGTCTTGTGACGCCTGGTTCTTTGTAAGAATGTCGTAACCATTAACTGTCGCTGTTGTACCTTCAACAATCAGACCACTCTTAATTTTAAAATCTTTATTTACTGTTGCCATTTTTATATCTCCTTAGTTATGCCTTAAGTCCCATACGAGCAAATCGTACAGTGACTGGCTTGATCGCAGGATCTGGAGTGACTGATAAAGCCACGGTATTTCCAGTGCGAGAGACATTAATGGTGCCAATATTCCCATCATTGTCGATAGTGCCGTATTCGCTAACTGATACATCTGTACCGTCAACGAGAATTGTTAGTTCGGTTGCATAGAATTTATTATCTCCTGCTGTGGTCTTTGATATTGAAACAATATACTTGACCATACGCCAAACTGTAGCATCAAAGTTATCAATAACAGTTACGTTCTCAATCCCATTGATTGTGTTTTCATTATTACCCATTGATCCCAGGTCTGTTGCCTGTGAAGAAAGTGTATCGATTAAATCTACATAATTTTCTTGAGTTGGTCTGTCTCCTGTTTGGAATAGACTCTTAACTCCTGGAACTGATATCTTAGCCATGTTGATATTATAACATGCCTTTTAACTATTTAATTAAAGAATATAGTTGCTGTAGCCAATAACCTGAAGAGGAATTGCTGGTGTATTTCCTAAGCCAATAGACTGAATTTGTATTGCTGTAAACTTAACCCTAAAGGGTAGTATATCTGTGATTAAAGTGTTTACTCTAAAATCTTCTATCTGAATTAATGGATAATCAATAGTAAAAATTTGTTTTGTTTTACCACTAAGTTCATCAAGAATTAATGCTGTAGCCATTAATCTGTTACATCTTCAAGAATTCTTAGGCTACCCTGGGCAACCGTCCAAACTCTTGTAGGATCTGAAACCTGAATATCAAAGATGTCTCCTGTTTGAAGTTGTATTGACTCTGCTGCTGTTAACCAAACCGTAAACTCTCCAACAAGATCATCTTCATCTGCAACAGGGTATAAATTTAAAACCAAAGTTGCATTATCTGTAATAATTCCAGGAGTTGAAGTAGGTCTCTTAACCTTCATAGCAATATCCCACTCAGATCCTTCACCTTTTAAAACCAAAGGCTGTTTAGCATCATCTGTTACATAAACCTTAAATCCAGAAGTATCTCCACGAACAACAGTCCAAATAACAGTTGGTGGGGCATTACCAATATCGTATGATGTCTGAGATCCTCTTAAAGTTGCCATGATTAGATTATACCATCATTAGGCTAGACCGTTCTTGAGTGCGCCCCAAGTACCGTTGCCTTTTGCCTCTACTATAATAATCCCAGTTGCATTTGAGTGTGCAACAACCCCTACAGCACCACCTGCAGTTACTGGTTTACTTCCATCTACTTCTGGTCCAACTAAGCCACCTGTTTCTCCAACATAAAGAGTATCACCATTGTCAAAACTTGAGGTGTTAATATTTTGAAGAACTCCTGCTACAACACACACACCTGATTGACCATTTGTCAATTGTGTTTTTAATAAACCAAGAATTGGAGATGTAGTTGTAGGAAGTGCTTTTGATATTGTTGTTGCTGTTGAGTAACCTGTTGCATAAACAGGGGTGCCAGCAGAAAGTGTTTGACCAGAATTATTAATAACACTAACCTGAATAATAGATGTATCTATTCCATTTAATGCAATTTGTACGCTTGTTGCAAGATCTTTAAAATCTCCATGAACATTAACTGGATCATTAGCCAGCGGATACTGTAAATTCCAATTTTCTGTGGTTGCCATAATAAATTAATTATACCATGCTCAAATTTGATTTTATGGACAAAATTATGCTATACTTGTCAGTAGACACCTACCAGGGTGTTATTGTTTTCTAAGGAGGAAACTATGATTAAATTTATCGAAAGAAACAAAGAGATCATTAGCATACTCAGTATTTCTGCTTTAGTTAGTGTTATGTCAAATTCTGCTAATGCTACTATTAATGATTTAAAGCCCGAACAGGCTCAGAACGTGACAACAACCTCGCAAGAGGTTTTTTTGGTTTCTAAGCAAAAAAGGTTGGAGAGTTTTGCAAATAAGGCATCTCTAACTGATTTAGAACTAAAACAAATGCTACACCTTGTAGGGTTCAAAGGAAAGGATCTTATTGAGGCTTGGGCAGTGGCAAAAAAGGAATCTGGAGGAAGACCCCTAGCATTTAATGGCAACCAGAAGACTGGAGACAGTTCTTATGGAATTTTTCAAATAAATATGCTTGGTATTCTTGGTCCAGATCGTAGAAACAAGTTTGATTTATCGTCAAATGCTGAACTTCTCAATCCCGTGCTTAATGCACAGATTGCATTTTATATGACCGATGGTGGAAAAGATTGGTCCTCTTGGCATGGGTTAACTGCTAAGACCAAAGAATTAATGAAACAATTTCCAAACTAAAAACATTTAGTCTAAATTAATCCCCACTATTTTTTGATATTGCTCAAAGAGTAGTGGGGATTTTATTCCATATTCACCTATATTTTTGTCTCCCGTTAATATTGCTTCAACCCTTTGATTTGATTTTGCTCTCAACTCTCCCCAATTAGGATTATCTTCCCAATGCAACCTTCTTTTTGAGTTTACTAAATTATAGTTTGTAAACATAAACTTAGTTACTGGAGAAACGATTCTAATACCTCGTGTGTACGCTCTTATGGCAAGTGAAAACTCTTCGCCCTCAAAATATAACTCTTTATCATATGGTAACTCCTTCATAATCTCAGATGTTGTAAAAATGCAGCCAGCACAAATATACAAAACCTCATCACCAAACTCTTTATCTTGCACTTCGGACCATGGCATTTTTGATCCGACTATCCTTAAATTTTTATCCCAATTAGGCTCAATTTTTTTTAATGTCTCATACGGTAGTGTTATGTATGAGTCTTCTGTTAACTCAAAAGGGTCGGGGTAATTTGTTAATATTAATCTATCACCCCAAAAAGATTTAGATTTGTTATAATTATTTATAATAGTTGTATCCCAGTTTAAAGCAAACCTAGAGTGTGAGTCTATTTGTAAAAAATATTTACCTATAGGTTTGGCTGTCGCAATTGATCTTGCCCAACATGCACCTTTGCTTTCTGACCAATGAGTTTTAATATATCTTATCTGTTTATTTGGTATAAATGATAGGTCTGCATGTTCAGCATCTTCTGCTTGAGAAAATACTGAAAAAAACAATGAATCTTTATTGTCTGCATTTTCATAACAATTTTTTACGGTATTTACAAGATCTGGATCTCTATAACTTGCTATACTAATAAAGATTAGTTTATCCATGATACAACTGCATACCTTGTACCACTTGTGACTTCTAGAACAGAATGATTATATACATATGTTGATGGAAACATGATTAGTTGATTTGCTTTTGGTTTAAACTTAATATCAAACCTTGGAAAAACTATTTCTCCGCCTTCGTAATCATCATTAAAATAATATACATTCGAAACAGTTCTTGGGTATTCTGGATGGTGGTCAACATGATTTGTAAAAAACTGGCCTTTACCATATCTTAAAATATCATATGAGGAGTGATCTGAAAAACTAAGACCATAGGTTCCCTTATATTCTCTTTCAAACTTATCAAAGGAATTAAAGAATGTTTCTGAAAGTGTTTTTTCAAAAAAGTCTCTTGGTGTTGGGTATACGCCATCAAATTCTGATAAATATGGAACATATATTGAATCTGTGTCTCTAATTTTTTTATTTTCTCCACTATCAATTGCTGCAGCATTCCAGGGGATAAGTCCACTTTGTACTACATCCTCTATGTCTTTTGGAAATGATTCATAATCATCTAGTACATCTGAATATACTACAATTCCTGGTGCAATTTCTTCTTTTATCATTTTACCATTTACCAATTGGGCATGATGCTTTTGCAAGTGTTGTTTTTGCTTTCATAAAGCATCCACATTTTTTGCATTGAGTTGTTAATTTAATCATTTCTGGACAAGCCTTACAAATTTGGTATCTTATATCAGACTCTTCTTTTGGCAAAAAGTCAGAATTTGGATTTAACATGTCCCAAGGCTTAACAGTATCTGGATCTTTCATGTACCCAGCCATTTCAGCAATTTTATGAAATGCAGATTTTGTATTATTTTCTTCCATTTAAAAATTATACCATAGAGAACTATACTGTGTCTGGACGGTCAAATACTAACATTTTTGTTGTAAAGAAGTTGTCATATGGTTCGCAGTTAATAGAAACCTTGTCTAGTGTCATATATACTGTTTCTATTAGTTCAATATTTTTAAAGTCTCCAAGTTCTGGTGAGAATATTTGATATGTAGCATCAATATCTACAGCCTTTATAAATCTTGTAACTCCATCTTTTTTAACTAAGACATAGTGAGACTTAGAGAACAAATCTCCTTCAATATAAATAAACTCATCTTCTTGTGCAATATTAATAGCAACAATTTCAGTCTCTACAATATTTTCCATATCTAAAGATATATCAGATGATTGCCATGTTGTCCAGTCTGTTACATTATCATCAATCTTAAGAGCAAGTAGTTTATCTCCCACCTTTAGTTCTCCTGCTGATTTTTTAGATCCTGGGGCTCCTGCGGTAAGTATGTCAGTCAAAATACTTATTGAGTTGAAGAAACCAAATGCTCCAAACGTTTCTCCGCCAGAAGGTACAAACGAGAAGGCTCCAAATGCAGTAAATCCTGATGGAGTAAAGGAAAACGCCGAAGGCGTAAATGAGAATGCACCAAATGCACCGAAGGCGCTAAATGTTGCTGGTGCTGGATTGCATACGCACCGTCCAGCGCAATTAATTGTTCCAGCACATCCATCTGCTCCAGTACAATCCATATCGGCATTAGCACTACATGGTGCTGCAGTTGGTGCTACAGTAGCCGTTGGTGCAGGAGTTGTTGTTACGGTTGGTGCGGGAGTCGTTGTTACAGTTGGTGCGGGAGTTGTTGTTGGTGCTGCTGGACAGTCCCAATAATAAGCCAATGTACAAGGATTCTGGTAAATTGCAACTGGTGTTGAAGAACCATTACACTGTCTATTTTCAATCCCTTGATAAACTAAATTACAATTTGTAGGTGCAGGTGTTGTGGTAACCGTTGGTGTTGGTGAAGGAGTTGGTGAAGGAGTTGGTGAAGGAGTTGGTGAAGGAGTTGGTGTTGGAGTTGGTGTACATGTTGGAACTGTAGGATATCCAGGGTATCCAGATGTAGAACAAGATGTTGCATAGTCATTACATAAAGAACCACTTACATCATAACTTGCAGTACCTTGCTCAGTTGATCCATTTTGATACTTTGTTGAGCAATACCAAGTTGTCCCTGGTGTAGGTGTTGGTGTAACTGTAGGGGTTGGTGTTGCTGAAGGCGTTGGCGTTGGCGTTGTTGTTGGAGTTGGTGTACAATTTATGGTTGGATAACCACTTGTGCTTGTTGTTGCATCTGTTAAAATACCAGTCATACAAAAACTTTCAAGGCTATCTAATGCTTGAATTAAGCCAACATTACTAGAGCCATGCACTAATACACCATCACAACATCCCGATGCATACCAAGTTGATGGTGCAGGTGTTGGTGTTGGTGTTTGAGTTGGAGCAGGTGTACAACTTGGTGTTCCGCTAGTTGGTGTTGATCCACAAACCCATCCAATTGGTGGATAACCATTTGCATTTTCTTGTGCAGCATATGCATCAGCACATGATGAAGATGTCTGAAATGGTCCATATCCAGTATTTGTTAAATCACAATAACCAAAGTAATTTGTTCCAGCAGTTGTAGTTGGTGTTGGAGTTGTTGTAGGTGTTGGAGTACAATTAACAGAAGGATAAGAAGTTCCATAAACAACAGTTCTTTGTGTTGGTCCTACTAAACTTTGTGTACAGAAACTATCTAATGCATCAAGTGCATTTGCTTCTGATGAAAGACTGCTTCCATGAATTAGTACACCATCACAACATCCTGATGCATACCACCCAGTTATTCCAGTGCTTGTTGGTGTTGGTGTAACTGTTGGTGTTGGTGTTGGAGTTGGAGTTGGTGTAACTGTTGGTGTTGGTGTTGGTGTTGGTGTTGGTGTTGTAGTAGATGTAGGAGCAGGAGTAGTTGTTGGTCCTGGTGTAGAAGTTGGTGCTGGTGTAGAAGTTGGTGCTGGAACATAAGCATAATAAATAAAACTTACATCTGACTCATACTGAACAAGATCTCCAGCATTAGGAAGTTGAGATGCAATTTTATCACTTAAAGATGCGTTAGATGTATTAGAAGATCCACCATTAATAGGATTTAGTCCTGAACTATAAATTGTAGCAATTGCTTGGGCTGTTGTTAGGTTAGAAAGATTTGGTACTGTTACCATTCCTTTTGATGATGACCATAGACCAAATGAGTTTAACATTTTGAACTACGCCTTCAAATCGCCAATAAGAATCCAAGTATTTGTATCGTCTTTAAGAAGTACCGCACCAGAATATTGACTTGCTATTCTTTTGTTTCCATTCTTACTATTTATTGTTACGCCAACTGTTGCTCCAGCAATTGTAACTTCTCCAGAGCCGTTTCTAATAATTTCAATTTTTTGTCCAACTACAAAAGGAACAGAACTATTTAGTGGAACTGTAATTATCTTGTCTGTTGCTGCAGTTACTCTAATTGTTTTACCTGCATCTAAAAGTGCAACTGTGTAGTTGTCTGTTTTAGAAAGAATGTGTGCGGAATCATTATATTCTCTCCATGCACCATTATAATAATATTGAATTTCATTTACAACATTTCCAGTTGAATCTTGTCTAACAAAAGCAACTACTCCATTTGCTGGAGATGTAATTGCAGCATCTCTTGCTGCTGGATTAAGAAAATTATTAATTCCTGCTTTTGCATTTACAACACTATCAAAAGAAACAGTAGAGGCAAATGTGTGTGCCCCATTCCAATCAAAGTTAGCAGCAGTATTTGTTGAACCTGCTACTGGATACCAAGTATCGCTTCCTTGATCATATATATAAGCAATTTTTCCAATTGAACTAGTTGTTGTCATCTGATCTTAGCCCCAATGCTCTTAATTCTGCTTCAGTTAATCCAAGAGCAACCAACTTTGCAATTCCAATTTCTTTTAATTCTTGTTCTGATGTTTTAGCCATTATGCACCGATCTCTTTCCACTCAGTACCGCTATAAACATACATAGTAAGTGGTGATGAAGATGAATCAACCCAAAGCATTCCAACCGTTAAATCTGTTGTTGGAGCAGTTGAAGCATAACTTGCTGCAGCAGGTGTTGCCTCAGAAATTGCTGTTGAATTTGAGTCTACCCAAATAAAACCTTCTAGTGGGGCAGATGGCTTTGTTGAACTATACTCTGCACCAGTTCCAAGTTCTTCTTGATCTGTTACTCTGTCAGATAGAGCCTTAAGATGTCCTGCAACAGAGTTTGCTGGAATAAGTGATACATCTGTATTTGTTGGATCATAAGTTGAAGATCCGTAGTGAAAAAGTTTAAGCGCTGCCTGAATATCTGCTGGATCATCGTATCCAGGAACTTTAGTTGGGTAGAGTGCCCCTATATTTTCTGCAGCCATACATAAGATTATACCACAGAAATAGACATATGAACGGTATAAGTATTATCTGGAAGTGGTGCCCAATTAGTACCGTCAAATTGTATTGCTGTTAAAGTAATTGGCAATGTGTTTGACAGTGTTACTTCTCCCACCCCAATAGACACAGAAACAGGTCCAGTTGTATTAATTACACTTGCCTGAATATTAAAACTAGCAGCAGTTACTACGCCAATTCTATCTGATGGAACAATGTCAATAAGATTAATAGCAAATTCAGCAATACCGTCAGTAAATGACTTGCTTGCATAATTCTTATTAAAAAGGTTGGGGATTAATCTAAACAATCTCTTCCAAGTAAGGGTTCCGTCTTGTGATATATATTGGTACATATAAAGGTATTCATCACTTTGTGGTCCAACATTAATTACCATGTCATTTAACTGATACCCGCTTGGAAGCAGATTAGGAAAATCATTTGGACTATCAGAAAGATTATAGATATAACTTCCACGAGATCCTGCTGGACCAAAATCAACTTCAACATTTACTGTTGATGGTCCACCAAAAACTGTTAAATCTTCTGAGGAAACAACTATCTCTGCCACTAGATTGCTCCAGTGACATCTTCAGTAACTGATATTGTTCCAGTAAGGAGCGTGTGAATTACTGGAGTTGTTCCTGGCTTTGTAACCTGAACATCGTATACATATGTCAATGACGAACTTAGATTTCTTCCAGTTCCTGGAATTATTGTACACGTAATATAAAATGGTCCGTCAACGCCGTCTTGCTTAATTTCTGCCAATGCCTCTATTTGTCCAGATACGCCAGATGAACCACGTGATGGTGCAATTGTAAAAGCAGCACTTCCATAATCTGTTAAATCAAAATATGCTCCGCTAGAAATTTTTGGGAAAATGTTAAACTCAAAGGTATCACCCTTGTAGTAATTAAAATTATATGTGCCTGGAAATGCCATAGAATTATTATACCACGCTGACGTATACAGAATTAAGGATTACTGATGCATCATAGTCTGTTCTGAGTTGAGGGACTGCTCCATTGCCCCACATTTTTTGGTTTTCAATAAAAATCTGCTGAGTAAAGGATATGTTATAAACATGTTGATATTTGAAAGACCCAATTAATGATGCAACCTCTTGTTCATGGCTTGGGAAAAAAGTTCTTAGCCAAACCTCTGTATTTGTATTAAATGTTGTTAGTTCAAAGTTATAAGTTATAAAGACTTGCGCTCCCACATTTAATCCTTTAAAATTTAACATCTTTGAATGTGAATTCCAAAAACTTACACAGTCACTTGGTAAAAACTCTTCATTAGATTCACCAGAAACCATTTGTAAGTTTACCCAACCATCGATTCCTTTTGTGGCTCCAAGTCTTATATCTGATGGAGAACCATTAAAATATGATGCCCAACCTGCTTGCTGTCCTGAAGAAGATAGAGAACTTTTACCATCTTTACCGTTTGGACCTTGAATTCCTTTTGGTCCTGTTTTTCCTTCTGGTCCTTGAGGTCCTTCTTTACCATCTTTTCCATCTTTACCATCTCTTCCTGCGGGACCTTGTGGACCTTGGGGCCCAGGGACTGGAAGGAAAGAAAGAGTATTTTCTTGATAAGGAGATGACTGACTCTGTTCTACTTGTGCAGCATAAGAAGATTTTTTTGCATTAGGAAAGTCCATAGATTTAGAAGCAGCCATAAGGACATTATCTCACTGTATTATTTGTTTACTTTAAAGACTTTGTTTTTAATTCTAATTACTGGTGGCAACTCAGGTCTTGGAGTTGTTACTTTAACTACCGCCATTATAGGCTACCTGTAATATCTCCGATTACAGAGATAGTTCCAATCAAAGGTGTCCATACGGTATCTGAATCAATAGTTACTTGCAGATCAAAAGTTAATTCTGTTACAACTGATTTAAAACCAGTTCCCCAATTAGCGGTCAAGGAAGCGGGAGCCATAATATCTACATATCCAACTCCTGGGGTAATTTCCAGGGAGTCAAGGAAGTCAGACTGAGGATCATAAGATGTAGCCTCATATGTCCAATCAGAGGTATCAAAATATGTTATTTCATCATCCTGTAAAAATTCAACTCTAAGCGGAGAGGTATCTCCTCTAACAATATTCCATTTAATACGAGCAGGGTCTGCTCCAAATATCTCAGGTGAACAAAGATTCATAATACCTAGATTATACCATGAAAAAAGACTAGTACTCAGGCTGGTGGGTATGAGAGACAAACCAGAGTACTAGTCAAATAAAAGTATATCATATCAGTACAATTTGGACATTGATATTTAAAGTTATCAAATTGTTATTGTCTATTATGTCCGTTTTGTCTATTATGTAATAACTCATCAGAAAAGGGATAGTGTATACTAAATATATATAAGAAGAAAGAACTATCTTTAAGTTAAGTTTTTAGTATATCTTATATATTATATATAGTATATAGAAAGAATAAAATGAATCAATTTTACGACAAATACTTTTCTGGAAACTTAATAGGTGCAACTCGTGGTGGATTCAATAAACGTGGGGAAGCAATAGAAAGCAATACAACGTATGATGGTGTATGTCCAGATTGTGATCATTATGGTGATTGTGCTATTGTAAGAAAAGGTAATATTTATCCAGATCCCTTAATAACTTACAAGATAAATAACTACGGATATAGGTCTGATGATATCACAAAAGAAGATGCACTAAATAATTTTATATTTTCTGGATGCTCAAATACTTTTGGAATAGGCGTTCCAATTGAATCTATTTGGGCCCATCAAATTAATGAAGAACTTGGTGGAGAAAAATTTATAAATCTTGGAATGAATAGCGGGTCTCATAAAACAATAGTTTTTGATATATTTAGATACATTAAAAATTTTGGAAAACCTAAAGGTGTCTTTGTTCTTTTTCCAAACATGGAGCGACATATAGGATTTAGCAAAGATAAAGATAAGAATATTTTTATACTAGTTTATAGAAATCCTAGAGGCAGAGAAGATATGCAAAAATGCCTAGATGCAATACCAGAAGATGTTGCATGGTTTGAGTTCTATCATACTGTTATGATGCTTGAAGATTATTTGGAACAACTTGATATTCCTTTGGTTTGGGCTACTTGGGATGAAAAACTTAATAAAAAAATACTAGGAACAAAAGGTTTTAGAAATTATGTAAATACTGAAAACTTTGATATATTTGATAGAACAAAGGCTCTTGGAAAACCAGATAAATTTAAAAATAGGTATTGGGAAATAGCAAGAGACCTTTCTCATATGGGAACAAAATCACATATGTTTTACTATCAATTATTAATTGATGAATGGAGGAATAAATATGAGAAGAATAATCAATCGAGTTAGGTTTTATTTTTTTAAAAAGAAGAATAAAAATAGAGATTATATTTACTGAGTAAATCTATCTATGTGTTTAATTAGCACATCATACATCTTATCAATCTTATCTTCTTGACGATTTCTAGATGTTAAAGAATCAATTCTTTGATCCTCAAGTGCAATTTCTAATCTATTGACCTGATCTTTGAGGCTTGATCCAGAATTGGGCTTAAGTTCTGCTAAATAATGTTTTACAAGCCACTTGATTGCTCCCGCAAGAACTGCTACAATTGTAAGTACGGATACGGCAAGTGCTGCCCAGTCTTGAAGTGTCATAACTATATTATTATACAAGGAGTTTTAGAAAAATGAAAACAGCCATACTTAAAACACTGGAGTATTCTCAAAATTTAATTATATCTCCAGATATGGATGGTTTTCTTTCCGCCGAGTTATTAAATCGTTATAACGGTTCTAAAGTCGTCGGTACATATGATAAAAACATTCTTTGTCTTTCCGACGATATAACAATAGAAGATTGTTTGTTTGTTGATTGCGATATGAATCGTTCGGAATATGTTTCAATCGGAAATCATATGCGCCGATTAGATGACGGTATGTCAATTAAATCTTTTAATCCGAATGTACACTTCGCCGTAACAACATATACTGACAAGTTTCCATATGCAACGGCTTTTTTAGTCGCCGACGCAATAGAGGCTCCTACATCCCAAGAAGACCACATTCGCATGGCCTATGCTGACTCTACATTACGCAATATGGAAAATTACAGCGATAACATGCGATCTTGGTCTATGAGAATGAATCATCCTTCAATATCTTACATAATGGACAATTCGGACATTATAAAAGAGGCAGATAATAAACTTCGAGAGGTATATCCAAACCAATCTTTTACATCTAAGAGGTTTGGTAAGAAGAGGTACATAGAAGCCCTTAACAAGGCATTTGAGGACCTTTCAATGGATTACCTACCACTGACCCAGGGTATCAAATTGTTATCAGACAAAGTAGGCTTAAACACCGTTATGCGATATAATAAAGATATCATCTCATATGCAGAAGTATTTGGTGGAGAGTATAGCGTTACCTATGATCAGGAGATAGAGTGGAAGTAGAGTTTTATTGTAAGGATTCTAGAGAGGCTTTTCTGCAATCAGAGAGTGTGGATTTGTTTTTCACTCACCCGCCGTATTTTGTAACAAACAAATATCATTATGGTGGAGACCTAGCCTTGCAATTACAAAATAAAAAAGATTATTTTGCATATTTAGATGCCTATATCCAATGTATTAAAAATATGGAAACTGCTCTAAAGGACACTGGCTCAGCGATTATCATATTAAAAAATTATGAACACTCATTTGATATCATAGCCAAAATCAAAAGTGAAACAAATCTAATAATCACAAAAAGTCTTATTTGGGACTATTCCGATAGTGTATTTTTACAGCATAACCAAGAAAGAACTGGAGATGAGTTTGCTATTATGCTTCTTCTTCATAAAAGACATAGTGTGCCTAGATATGAGCATTTAGAGAACTTTGTTATTAGGACTCCTTGGGATACCGCCCTAGAATCAGTTAAAGAGTTTGATGAAATAGGCTTTGTTTATGATTGCTTCCCCGAAAAATTAACAGAAATGATTCTAGATAACTATTCTGTACCTGGAGATACTGTTGCTGACATATTTGGAGGAACTGGCACTACTGCAGCAGTTTCACTGCGTATGGGCCGAAAGGCTATTTATAACGATGTCTCTATTGAACAGTTTAATATTGCCAAAAAGCGTCTTTCTGCTATAATTGACTAATATGGACGACGTAAAGTTTACAGATTTGTTTGACCCTAGTCAGCCTAGATCAGACAGAGGTTTAATTGAGCATCGTCTTAGTATTTGTAATGAATGCCCTGCATTTAGAAAAAATACAAAGAAGTGTACTAAGTGTGGATGTTTCATGAATTTGAAATCTACATTAAAGCAGGCAAAGTGCCCTATAGGAAAGTGGTGAGAGATGGAAAAAGAACATAAGTTTTTTGAAAGAGTTGTTAGGTCTGATATACCTTCACTTGAAAAATTTGTTTTAGAATTAAACGATGACCTACATGATGGACTATTTCCAGACATCACAAAAGAAGAAGTTATTGCAAAGAAAGAAATCGTTGGCGATGCTATTGGAACATCTTTTGCTCACAAGTATAATATTTTTCAATTTTTAAATTCAGATATCAGAAAGTTACACCAAGCGATTAGAGACATGACCATTGAGGCATGTGATTACTATGGTGTGGACTTTAATAAGCAAGAATATATGCTTCAAGGTTGGTTTAATTGCGATAATAAGTCATCAGATAATTTAAATGATTTACATGATCACTGTGGTGGAGTTGGATTACCATTTTTCCATGGTTACTATTGTGTAAATGCAGAACCATCAGTGACTCATTACCAGTTAGATCCAAAAAACAATCCAGAGGAAATTTTTGAGAATGTCAATGTTAATGACAGAGCAATCCTTTCTGTTGTTGGGAAACCACATAGAAAAGGCAAGTGGGAACAAGATAGCAAGCGAATTACTATTGCTTATGATATGATCCCACTATCTGCTCTTGGCGATAATAATGACAAAAACTATTTGCAACACTGGGTACCACTAATCTAAGGAGAAAAAATGACAAGAGAAGATATCATCAGCACAATGATCGATACAGTAAACACATTTAACGCTGAGTTAATGAAGCAAAATGGAGCAACTGATGAACAGGTATCAGAAGCAATTGTTTCACAGCGCCCTGCGTTTGAAGGCATGTTCGGACTTATTTATGACGAACTACTTGCCAAAGGCGCTTTTAACTAAAATCTGAAAAATTTTATTTACCGCAAGTGCAGTCAGAGCAACAAGTTTCTGAAAATAACTTTACGGACAAATTAGGATATCCCTGATCAAGGATTGGTCTTCCCATTGCATCGTTTTCTAATAGTGGTTTTGACTCAAACTGGAAATCTTCATCCCAGGCATTTTCTAAATTATCTAATATTCCCATGAATTTATTCTACCACAAATCTGAATATTTTTACTAGATGTATGATACATGATTTAGAAATAAATAAACAAAAAAAATAGTGAGCACATACTGGTGCCCACTAGATCTTTTAGAGTACTATTCTATACACACTTGCAAGGGTCTATGTGTGTCATTTCAGCATCAAAAATAATGATACCTGTGTCTCCACATGACTCGCATGTGTGTGCATACATTGCTGATGTCATCTACTTAACCTCAATCTTTCTAACACATGCTGAGAACTTAACCTTCTTGCCTAAGTCACTATCATTGAGTGAGTCAATGAGATGGTCAATCTCTTTTGCATCTGTTGCGATGTTGTCAACAGATAGTAGATTGCTACCCTGCCAAATTGAGTATGTGATTGTCATTGTCTGTTCTTCTTTCGTTAGTTTGTTTATAAGGATAATAATAGTAGGGATAAGGGAAAAAGTCAAGCATTTAGCGTGTGGTGTTGGTCACACCTTAGAAGCCATACCATTTCTTGCGTATAGCCTCTATTGTGGCTATCTGTGCCTCATCTGCTGAGCGATAGGCTTCTACGCTTTCACGTATCCATGGAGACTTTAGCATAGCCTTCTCATGTGCTTCATGGCGAGCAAGGTCTTGCTCTGCCTTTATTCTGTTTAGTGTATCCATTTAATGAACACCTTTCTTTAGTAGTTTTATTTAGTATTTAATTGTTATACCTGTAAGGGTATCATACATACCCTGAAAAGTCAAGGCGACACGCCGTTGGCGTGATGTGATGTGTGTCACTTATTCGCTACGCTCATGCGAACATTTGTTCGCCTTATTTGGTAGGCTCATTGACCTTTTCTTTATTTAATTTTTTGTATACGGCAAGTATAACAGACATACCCCACAAAGTCAAGTCCTGACACGGCGTGTCGCATGTGATGTCCCTCACATTTTACTCGGGTGAAATGTGGTGTAGGTCACATGTGTTCTACCTCACAATGTCCCTAATGTCCGTATTGCACCCTACCATTTGTCAGTGGTAGGTGTTACACTTACAGTATAAAGAAAAACAAGAGGTAAAGAAATCCTCTAAAGAAAGGTGGTCTAAAATGACTACACTTACAGTATGTAAAGAGCATAACCCTATGCTATCCGCTATCTCCTCAGTAGGAGATGACCAATTCACTTTTTGTCAAGATTGTGAAAATAACATTGAGCGTTGGTATGACGATACTGACCCAGAAAGACTACCTATGTGGTCAGATTGGAAGGTTTCTAAATGAGAGACTTTGTAGAAAAACTAGAAATAGAAAACTTTTGGGAAGATGAATACATTGACCCACTAGCAAAACGATTAGATGAACTAATCAAGAAAGGTAGTTACTCAAAATGAGCACTTTCATAAACCTTGCCTCTGTGTGTGGTAAATCTTCTGCTTCTGTTGATGTCTATGACCTAGACCTCAACCCTAATGGAGTTATCTGTTGCGATAACTGTAAGTCAATTCTTATGTGCCGCAAGGCTTGGGATTTTCTATACAAGGAGAATAAATGAAAACACTTCAAGAGAAATTAGATGAAGCAGCCATTGCACTAGAACCAGTGCTTTGGGAACTACTAGATGAAATTGATGGTAACTAATGTTAGTTGTATGTATTGCAATGATGGTTTTTGGTTTTCTTTATTCCTTGTAAATAAAAAGCAAAGATCGCAGAATAAAAACTGCGATTTTTGACTCGGGCGGTTTGTGATGTAAAACACATCTAAGATACGGCGTGTCGTCTTGACTTTTTGACATTTCTCTGCTATACTTCTAGTATAAAGAAAGTTGAGAAAGGTTCTCAAACTAGAAAGGTCAGAAAATGACAAATAGAATGTGGGAAAGTCGAAATGACTTTCAGAATGAAAGTGACGCTAAGCGTCTTGGTTATGTAGCCTGTTCAGCAGGTTGCGGTAGAGTGACAGCATGGTCACTATGCGTAATGTGTGGAGGCAACTACGCCACACACAACCTAGTAGGAAAGTGATCTAAATCACACAAACTGAACGGCGTGTCGTCTTGACTTTTTAGGTCTTATCTGATAGTCTTACTACATAAGAAAAACTAAATAAAGGACAAATTGGCTAATGAGCCTAAGCAAATAAATGTGATGTAAATCACAGTGAGCCTTAGCAAATAAGTAGTCAAAATGTCAGCCCCCAATGATAGGATAGTCTTATCAACTTAAACGAAAGGTATAACACTTATGTCATACACTGTAAAACTAGAAACCTTTTCAGGTTCTACAAAATCAATCTCACTCCCTAGCAAGGGTGCTGTTGCTCAATTCATTTCAACCTACCCTCAGACTTTGCCAATTGGTGTATCTGTGAAAATCGCTTGCGATACTCTTGGAATTACTGGAACACTACGAGGAAAGGCCTCTCTATAATGAAAATTGAACATAACCTAAAGTTTGTAACAGAGTTTGCAGAGGGTCACCCTGTAACGGCAACCATGTCTGCACTAGATGAGTCTATGCGTGTTATCATGCTAGAGTCAATGCTAAAAGATTTAATTGCTCCACGCCTGCAACCAATTCTTGATGAAATAAATGCTAATGGCTCCTATGCAATTCTAAAGGTGGCAGACTAATGAAGTACACTCGCAAAACTTTTATTGATGTCTCATCAATTCTAAATCAGTTTGAAAGTTCTATGGACTCTCACGTGTTTCAAGATTTAGTTTTTGAATTTAGTGAATTCTTTTTAGCAGACAATCCAAATTTTGATGAAACAAGATTTTGGGACGCTTGCGTTAAATCAGAAGCACTAGTATAAAATAAAAAACCTAAGCAAGTTTTAAAACTGCTTGATCTTTTCAAATAAAAATGCTCGGGTGGTTTTCCACAGCCTGTGGATAAGTTTAAGTGGATGTGATTTTTCTCACATTTCTTGAGCGTCTCATTATTTAAGACTACTCGCTAGTAATTAGATTTTTGTCAGTCTTTCATGATAGGATTACAGAGTAATAAGTTAATTAACAAAAAAGAAAGGCGGACTTAAATGTCAGCACTAACCTATACAATAGATAACCTACTAGTAGGAAAACACTATCGCTCACGCTCTCGTCATGATGAGGGTACTATCTTACACGCAGAAAAGCGTGAAGGAATTTGGTATGGAGAAAATCTTGATGCCTATGTCGTTGAAGTATCTTCCACTTGTGGAATTAGAAACTTTTGGGCAACAGTAACAGTAAGAACAGGAGAATAATAATGGGAAACTTATTTGATGAGATTGGCACTTGCTACACTTGCTATGATGAAGGTATCTTGTTTGTAGATATGGATAGCGAAGGATTTATAAATGATTTCTGCGCTGATTGTGAAAAAGGGCAAGGACTTGCTCAACAGTATGCTAAATGGTATGCTGAAAACGAATTAAACGAATACACTAAAGAAAAGGAAAATGCATAATGGAATACCTATACGCAATAACAGTATCACATGACGGAAAAGCCCCTCATTGGACAGGTCGCTATGCAGACGCACTAAGTGCCGTTGATGAGTTTAATAAGCACATTGACTGGGGCTTTGCAGATGAATACGCAACAGTTAATTTATCTGAACCTAGTGGCAAAATGCACACTAGAACATTCTATCGTGAAGGACGAAAGGTAGTAACAAAATAATGGGAAACAATACAGCAATAGACCTAGCAGAAAATTTAGACCTATCACTTGAACAGGCTATTAGTTATCACTTACAGGGTAATCACTATCCTCCAGTACCGCTTAGCATGGTGCCAGTATGCGTACAGGCTATTGACTTTGCTCATGAAGACCTATGGGATGAAACAATTGAAATGCCTGATGGAATTAGTTACAAGGGTGAAACCTGTGCTCCAGTATGGGCAATTATTGAGCAGCACCACCTTCATGCTTGGTTGCCTCAAGATGAAGATTTTGGTGATGAAGATGCAGGATTTGAATTAGGATTGGGGCTTGAATAATGAGTGCTACAATGATTGACATGGAATTGAAGTTTGCAGATACACTAAAGCCTGATCAGTTAATGATTGAAGATTTGATTGCAATTAACGATGAGGTTGTTGAAGTAATTGACATTGACTCTGATGCAACAGGAACTATTTATGCCGTTGGATTTAGAAATGAGTTTGGTGAAAAAGATGTTGCAGAGTTTAATTTTACTGATGACGTTTCATTGTATGTCTACGTTGATGATGACGAATAAATAAATCCCCTTCAAAATGGGGCCCGAGGCAAAATGTCCGTTTTGTACTAATTAAGATTATTGACATTTTCCCCCAATTCTGCTAGAATTAAGACATGAAGAAAAATGCAGAGGAATTGCGTCGCCTAATGGAATTAAGACGCTCTAATGCTGCTTCCGCTGTCCCAAATAAAAAGAAATATGACAGAAAGAAATGTCAGTCCTTAATGCTAGAATTAAGAAAAGAAAGAGGCCCTCATGACTAAACTAAAACGTTCTAATGATAGAAAGGTGGCTAACCTTGTCACAAAAAATGGAAAACAAGCAGCAATCGCAAATACGTTTGGCTTACCTGCTGGAAAGGCTTTCTCGTGTCCTGGTGCCACTAGCGTATGTGAAAGCGTATGCTACGCAGGAAAACTAGAAAAACTATTCAAGGGTGTAAAGGTTAATCTATTACATAACTGGGAATTACTTAAAGACGCTGATCATGAGACCATGGTGCACTTACTAGATGAAATGATTAATGATTTTGTTAGTGACTGCAATAAGAAAGACGCTCCTAAATTATTCCGTATCCACTGGGACGGAGATTTCTTCAATGATACTTATACACAAGCATGGAAGACTATCATACTTAATAATCCTGATATTCAATTTTGGGTTTATACACGAGTAAAGTCTGCAGTCTTAATCTTAAAAGACATAGACAATCTATCTTTATATTATTCTACAGATAGTGATAACAAGGCTATTGGTGTTGAACTTAAAAAAGATCATGGTGTGCGTCTTGCATACCTTGCTAAAAACTTTGCCATAGGTCAAGGTGAAATGAAAGAATTGTTTAATAAACCAGGGGCTAAGTGTCCTGAGAATAATAAACAAATACCACTCATAAGCAATGCAGGTTCCGCTTGCGTTTCTTGCAGTTTATGTGTATACTCTAAAGCAGATGTAGTTTTTTCTGCAACCAAGAAATGAGAAACAATGACTCTACTAATACTAACTATCTTGTTTGTCTTAATCCTGTCCGCAGGGCTAGGTCACCACAAATAGTCCCAAATGTCCGTTTTGTCCCCTGAAATGTGATGGAGGTCACAAAAATAAATCTAAAAAATGCCATAAATGACTTGAAAATGTCAGTAGGAAATGTTATACTTAATACATACAACAACAAAAGGAGAAACACAATGTCAGTAGCAACAAGCACATACAAGGTAGGCGACCTATACACTTCACAGAAGTCAAAGGTCACAGGAACAATCCTTGCGATTGACCCACAATCAAATGGTAATGTTCGTGTAAAGTTAGATGTTCAAGGTATCACTCGTTATACAACTTGGACACCTAAGCAGTAATTATCTTATTCCTGAGTATGAATTAAAACTACTCCACACCCCCCCAACTAACAGAAATGGAAACGACCTAACATGGCAAGAGGAAAAGCAATCTCAGTAAAGATACCTACGCAACGAGTAATCGAAGCACTTGAGCAATCACTCAATAAACTAGAACTTGATTGGACATCACAAGAAGCCAACGAAGCAAGATACGAAATTGCTCGTAAGGCTTGGCAGAAAGCAGTTAGCGAGTTCGCAGTTGCTAACATCAGTAAGGCAGAAAACTTCCGCACCAACTATCGTTCATGGAACAATACTCTTAACATTGACTATGACTTAACAGTTAGCGAAAAAGAAATGCCTAAAGAGCCTGAGAAGGACTTTGTAACACTACACCAACACTCATACAATGAGCAAAAAGAGGAGATGGCTAACGCTATTCGTATTCTCAAGATGACAGATGAGGAAGTAGTTAATACTTCTACATACAACGCAGTTGCTCGTTATCTCTAATTAGATAATTGGGTGGGGTGTAAAAGCCCCACTCATTATCCCTTGCGTTCCACGCTATTTATAGCAAGTGTCCCCTGGGGATCCTTCGCCAGGCTGATTAGGGCGATAACAGAAATACTATAGAGCCAGTTCACACCAACTGCAAGAAGTGTAACTACCTGAGTAAGTATCAAAACTGCTCCCCGTAAGGGTCCTTGACAAATGTCAGTGACTAGTAGTACAATTGAACTAACCAACAAACAGAAAGAGGCCCCCATGGACCAAACAGAAACATCAGTAACAATCATAAACGCTACAGAAGATTTTCTTAAGTCAGAAATTGCAAAAAAGGATGAGCGCATTGCTCAACTTGAAGACCACATTCAAAAAGTAACTCAGCGCTCCTATTCCGATTCAGCAGACCGTAACCGTATGGTTGAGGGAATGAAAGAATGGACCCTTAGTGAATTATCAGATGAAAGCATAACAGAAGAGCAAGCGGAAGCAATTGCTGAAATTATGGGCTTTGAATTAACAACAGAATTCGAAGTTGAAGTTACAGTTATGTATTCAATTACAGTTAATGCACGTGATGAAGAGAGTGCACAGAATGCAATTCATGATATTGATTTTGACACTGTCTCTTATAACGATGAAAATATTTCATGGCTTAGCGCTA